CGCTGCCGTGACTTATAACATCATCGGTGGTGTCGGTTCGGTACAAGGTCTCTTTATTGTGGGCGGTGGGACTCATCCTGAGTACCGCGCCGACCACGCAAGTTGGCCCCCTGCGTTGGACAGCACGTTTTGGGCTGCCACTGAGTTCACAGGCACGCCACCGGTTGCTGTCGATACTGGCGATCAATTGAAGGTGACGTATACAGTCACCATCGGCGCATAGTAGGGAACTCTCCCTCGCCAAGGCCGGGCCGGAGCCTTTCGGCCCCGGTCCGGTCTACTTTTTACATACCCGGAGCTTGAGGAGCAGCTATGGCACGTGAACAAATTGTCAACAATGCAGTCACGTATTTGGCCAGTGCTATTAGCAGTGTCGCCACGTCGATTGCTGTGTCGGACGCCTCTGCGTTTCCGGCTGGCGGTGATTTTGTCATTATTGTCGATGACGAGATCATCCTTGTGGAGAGTGTGTCGGGTGACACATTCACGTCATGCGTGCGTGGCTACGAAGGCACCAGCAACGTAGGCCATGATGATGGTTCTGTTGTGGCTCATATTCTGACAGCGGGGAGCTTGTTGCGGCATATCCAAAATGATGTGCCACTTTTCAACAATGCCAGTGTGCCACTATCAAATCATTTAGTCGATGCGGCCGGCACCGTTCTGACGGCATCTAGTTTCACTCCAATCAATCAAGGTGACTCGACGCTGACTGACGACGGCTCCGGTGGTCTGTTCTTAGCTGTACCGGAAACGGCAGACCCAGTACATGCTCGCCTCTACAAAAAGTCGGCACCGACTCCTCCGTACACATTGACAGTTCAGATTCCACGTTGGATGCTGTGCCATACGCAGTTTACTGGGGTGGGCCATGTTGGCATTGGTTTCAGAGAGAGTAGCTCCGGAAAACTCGCGTTGATTGGTTTGCAAGGTTGCCTCTATGTTAGTTCTCAGCTTTGGAATGGTCCAACGTCTGTTAATTCCACATTGGCTGACGACAGAGTGTGGGTAAGCGGATCGTTCTGGGTACAAATCGAAGACGAGGGCGGCGAAGGTGACTTGATTTTCAGGTACGGGATCGACGGTGTTCATTGGTTTGACATGGCAAGTGTTGATCGGGACACATTCATGGATGCTGGCCCGGGTCCAGACGAGATTTTCTTGTACTGTTCCACTTGGAGTCAAGCCGATACAACTGAATACGCAGTCGTCTCGACATGGCTGGAGGAGGAGTAAGAGACAATGAGACAAGAACGACATGTGAACAATGCGATGACAACTCTCGATGGAGCGATTGCTGCTGGTACTTTAGCATTCGATGTTGTCGATGGCTCTGTCTTCCCGTCCGAAGGCGACTTTCGCATCCTCGTTGAGAGCGAGTTGATGCTTGTGACATCACGTGACACAAACGAGTTGACGGTGGAGCGTGGTATCGAGAGTACAATTGCTATTGGGCACAATAGTGGGTCTACTGTGTGCGCGATCGTGACTGAGGGATCGCTGGAAAAACACATGTCGGATTACAATGCGCTTTACATTCCTGGTGAAGCTCCCCCATTCCGAATTTTCGATGCCGCCGGTGCGCTCGCCGGTGAGGATGACTTTGATTGGTTCTACGAGGGGTCTGCTACTGTGGAAGACTTGGCCGATGGCACAATCCTGATGACGACGCCAGGTGGCACTTTGGATCAATGGACTGGCAAGTATATGGCTTGTCCGACGCCTCCGTACACTGTGACGGCCGCGTTTTCAGTGTTGTGGCGGTGGTACACGGGTTATCCGCGATGCGGTATCGTTCTCGGGCAGGACGAAGACGAGAAGCAAATCATACATTCTTTCCACCACGGCCGCGATGGATACAACCCCGGACTTCAGATCGGATACACCGATACCTACACGCATTACGACGGTGACATTCTTGCGCTTAGGCCGTTGGGATGTTTGAGTGAGGTCATTTGGCTTCGATTTCAGGATACTGGTTCTGATCCCAATGGCTTCAAATTCTACCTCAGTGTTGACGGGGTGAATTGGCTTTTTATGGCTGAAACACACCGGACAACAGGCGGGCTTACTGACGGCGGTGATCGCATTGGGTTTGGACATGATCGAGCAGGAAACACTGGTTCGGACCATTTCATTCACCTCAAGCATTGGAGTTTTGACTAATGGCGCTGCTTTGGGTAGAAGGTTTCGATTGGATCGAACCAGGTATTACTGGCACTCCGTTGGTGACTACTCTGTTGAGACGTTACCAGTACCAGGATATGCTCTACAGTACGTCAGATGGCCTCACTGCTGTTGGCGCGCACGGGTTGGGGACATCATTGAATCGCAGGAGGCCACAGCAGTACATTGAGACACCTGCGCTTCTCCCTAGCGATACTGAAGGGACGTGGATTGTTGGACTGAGAGTCACATGCAGGAATTTAATCTTCTCTGATTATCCAATACTTTACTTTCTCAACAGTCAGCGAGAAGGCAATGGCGAATTTTACAAGTTCGTTGATGGGACTTTGCGGTTTACCCCGTCGTCTGTCTATGCCCTTCTCAGTAACCGATTGGGCAAGTACAGGTCTGTTTACCTTGAACTCAAAGTCTATGTTCACGATACTGAGGGCACGGTGGAGATTCGTGAGAATGGAGAACAGCTTCTTTTAGCCGAGGGTCTTGATACAAAAATTGGGAGCCCAACAGGGTTCGATCGTGTTCGTTTCTATGGTTGGGGCTTGGGAGGCGACTGCCTACTTGACGACATTTATATTTGTCAGGGAGACGGTATAGACTTCCTGGGCCCTGTGCGTGTTCTCCATTTGAAGCCCGCTGCTGATACCGCTGATGAAGATTGGGCACTTAGCGTTGGTAGCGATAGCCATGATTTGGTGAATGAGGATGAAGTGACCGATGATGACGGTTATATTTACGACTCCACTTTAGGAAATCGTACCCTGTTCACTTACGAAAGTGTCCCGTCTGGAATGGGTGATAACATCAAGGGAGTCCAGCTTTGTACTGCGGCGTGTGTTGATGGTGGTGCCCTTGATTTGATTCAACAAGTGAAGTCTGGCGGAACATTGTATCCACGCACAGCACAGAACATTGCGAGTGGCACTTTCACCCAAATTCAGGACTTAATGGAGACTGATCCGGACACAGATAATCCGTGGTCATCCTCCGGCCTCAATGCAGCGCAATTCGGTGTGGAGGTAGGCTAACATGGCCATGCTTTGGATGGATGGTTTTGATTGGATTAACCCTGCTGCCGATGCTGTTGCGCTTCAGTACGCGCTGAACTGTCGATACCGATCCGCTGACATGGTATACTCGTCGCCCGATGCACATTGCACGCCGGGACGTTCCGGTGGAACAGGGTTACACTTGTACCACTATGCTCAGTATTTTCGCACCCCCGCACTTCAGGAAATCGGAGTCTCGGACAAGGTTTTCATTGGCTACGCAGTCAAAATCAATCAACTTGGTTTGGATTTGAGTCCGATCCGAGGCTATAGACTCGGCTCCCAGCAATTCGTATTCCAGCTTCGAGCGTCAGATGGTTTTGCACGGCTGTATCCTGGTGGTAGTTGGTTTGATCCGGGTTTCCAAGTCGGTAGCTGGTATTACGTTGAGTTGTACGTGTGCGCGCACCCATCTCTCGGTGAATACGAAGTGCGAATTAACGGAGTAACAAAATGCCAAGGCACCGGAGTAGACATGGCTGAACAGTCCGCCGCTGGCTGGACTAATATCTTCTTCTACAGCCACGCATCGGTCTCAGGTGGGGCTGTTTATGACGACATCTACGTGCTTGATGACCAGGGGTCAGTTAATAACGGTTTCCTCGGTGATGTGAAAATTTCCACGCTTCGACCGACTGGTGATGCAGTCACTCAGTGGTCACGGAGTGAAGGGAATGAGAACTTTGCCTTGGTTGACGAGGGCCCAGTTGATCCTGCATGTGAGGATGTCTGGAATGACCGTGATTACGTTTCTTCTGGGGTTTCTGGCAAGAAGGATTTGTACGACCACGAAAATCTCTCAGCAGAGTTTCGTGGCTCACCGATTCAAGCTGTTCAGTTGGTGTCTGCTGTTCGCACTACGAATCCACAAATTGTCACACTTAATAGCAAGTGTCTCAGCGGCGTAACAGAGGTGGATATTCGCAGTGATCCGCTCGCGGGTGACAAGTATTTACCAATAATCGGAATTCAAGAGACTGACCCGGAGACTGGAATCCTATGGACTCCCGGCGGCCTCAATGCAGCGCAATTCGGCGTGGAGGTAGATTAACATGGCCATGCTTTGGATGGACGGTTTTGATTGGATCGACCCTGCCGCCACTTACACGCAGACCGGCTACGCGATTGCGAGCCGGTACATTTCGCATAATTTGCCGTACACTACTCCTCAAGGACGCGCCGCGGCTGGGCGTCAAAATGGCACTGGTATACGATTGTACCACTACGGTGAGTGGTTCCGCACACCGGCGATTCAGACGGTAGATGGTCCAGACAAGGTTTACATTGGCTTTGCGCTCAAATTCGATGACCCACCGTACACTGTGAATTTGGTCAAGTTGTTCCGGCTCAATTCGGAGCAAGCTAATTTCCAAATTTGCGCTGATGGAAGCGCGATAATGTCGCCGATGGGCGGATGGTTTGACGCGGGGTTGAGGGCTGGACGCTGGTATTACATAGAGTTGTATTTCAGATGTCATCGAACTCTTGGAGCATACGAATGTCGCATTAACGGTGTGACTAAATCTTCTGGAGGTCCCGGAGATATGGCCACTCAAGACGCTGATGGGTGGTCCAATATCTATTTCTACGGAGCCGCTGGGCAGGTTAATGGTTGCGTCTATGACGACATTTACGTTTGCGACGACCAAGGTGCTGTTAATAATGGTTTCTTGGGCGATGTAAAAATCCCCGTGTTATGGCCAAAGACCGATCATACCACTGAGTGGGAAGTGTTTGGAGAGACTCTTCACAATGACGCTGTTGATGACGGCCCGGTTGCCCCTGATGAGGCTGAAGTTTGGGATGACACGGATTACGTTTATGCCGGCGCAGACGATTCGAGTTTACAGGACTTGTACGAATACGATCTTCTTCCAAGCGAGTACACAGACGCGACGATTCAAGCAGTCCAGTTGGCAACTGCGGCACGTACCACGAATCCGCAGGCGGTGACTCTCAAGACTCAATGCCTAAGTGTGGCTGCTGAAGTAAATGTCACCGAAGATGTTCTCATGTGGGATGAATACGGGCTCATTCTTGGTTTTCAAGAGACGGACCCAAATACAGGTTCCTTGTGGACGCCCACTAATTTGGGGTTGGCAAAGTTTGGTGTCGAAGTAGGCTAATGGCGAGTTGATCTTATGGCTCTTCGTGTAACACAGCAATTCGCCGAGTTTGCAACTGGCGATGCAGAGAGTTCCGATCTGCGCGTGACAGCACAGTGGGTCGAAGTTGCTGCTGCTGATTATGACTTTGAACCCGACCTGCGCGTGGCTGCGCAGTGGGTCGAAGTATGCGCCGTTGGTGTTGAATTTGATCCGGAGTTACGACTTGCGGCTCAATGGCTCGAAGTCTGCACGCACAATGTACATCGCGGATTCACGAGTCAACTTGGCACAACGCGATCAACGCTTGCCGGGTCCACACTCATTCTTGGCCGCCCTCTCGGTTTACCCGCCGAGATTCAACTGACACCTCCAGCGTATTCTGAGCCCAATCCAACCTACACTGGGATGCTGGCCACATTCAATTCCTTGCTAGGCTCCTATTTTCAACTTGGAACTTGGTCTAATCCGCTCCTCATTCAATCCGTGCCTGATACTCTGGGACTTTTTGAGTCGGCTGAGTACAGTTTTGTTTATAGCGCGGCGGGTGAGGATGAATTCACTCTCGATGAGGCTGCTCAGTTCACGGCCGTGTATTCGGTTTCGGCTGCTGACACATTTTCCTTGGGCGATAACGCCGCTGTTATTTTTCATGCAGATGATAGTTTCAATCTTTCGGGAGTGGCTGAGGCTGAGGTTATTCATCGTGTGTCAGATACGCTTAGTCTTGCGGATGAGGCCACGTATCTAGTTGTGACCCTTCTGGATGGTCTTGATACGTTAGCGTTGGGTGAGCAAGCCGATGTTTCGCGCATCGTTGAGATCGGCGGGGATGATTCCCTTCTCAGCCTTTTGGACACAGCCACGGGATACCGTATCCGCCCTGCTCACGATACCTTGAGTGCTGTAGATGTTGCCTCAGCTTACGCAATTAAACTCGCTTCCGATGAGTTTGTTGTCGGTGATGCGGGGTCGTATGTGCGTGTGCGTTCGCGTTCTACACCTGACACATTTCAAATCTCGGAGGCAGCTTTAGCTTTTGTCGTGAATTTTGCAGCGTCGGCCGACACGTTGGTTGTCACTGAAGATGCTACAGGCTACGTGTGCAAGGTTGGTCCCGACACACTCGCTGTTTCCGATGCTGCTGAAGCCGAGCTAATTCATCAACCGTTTGATACCTTGTCACTGACAGAGAATATCTCTCTGGGTGGCAGCACCTATAATAGAGCGGCGGATGAATCACTGTTACTCACTGATGAGGCTCAGGGGGTGCGAGTCTTGCTTACGGCTGCTGCGGATACGTTCCTCATTAGTGAGGCGGCTGCTGAGCAAATCCACTTTGCCTTTGATACGCTGGCTGTGTCCGACGATGCTTCCTGTTTACTGGTCCATCCGGTTCTTGATGATTTCACAGTGAGCGATGAAGCTGTTTGTGTGCGTGATCGTCAGATTGTGCCAGATGAATTCACGTTGGGCGAGGATGCCACGGCTATCCGTGTCCGATTCGCCGATGCTACTGACAATTTGCAAACCATATTTATCGACTATGATCCCGAGACTTACGAAGAGATCATCGTCATTCTCGGTCTGCAAGATTCAGCCTCACAAACGGTGACACCAAACCCAGATCGCTTTGGTTCAGACGCACTTTCCGTAACTGAATTGGCTCATTGCCAGTGTATTCGGGTCGATGCGATACCTGCGGTAGCTGAAGATTCATTTACCCTGGCAGACTCGGCATGGCGATCCCCTACTGGTTCATCTGATGATACACTGGCACTGTCGGATACTGCTGAGGTCATTGCAAGCAAGCACACTGTTGATTCGCTTGCTGTCACCGATCAGGCTTCGCACAGCATCGTGAGAGGGCTGCACGCATCGGATACTGTTGAGTTAGGTGAGGCAGTTCTGTATTACAATGCGTTGGAAGATTTTCTTCATGTCTATCACCCATTTATTGGCGCAGGACCGCCATCGAATCCGATACCGCCACCGGCCGAATTGGATGGCCCGATTCTCGGGGTTACTGTTCCATTTCAGTTGTTGTATCCGGCTGTTCCACCTTTCACCGATACACTGGCATTGAGAGCACCGAATCTTGGAAATCGTGACCGATTTCAGATGAATCGGATTAGCCGCGAGACTCGTGGTGGTACGCTGGTAGTGTTTGCCGATCCAATGTGGCCAAAGATTCAAACACTTGTGCTTGATTTCTCGGGTTTAACATGGGCAGAGGCGAGTGGTTTACACACGTTCATGGATGCCCATCTTGGTCAAGAGATCGGTCTGCTTGACTGGGAACATTGTTTCTGGAGTGGCGTGATTACAAAGCTGGATGATCCGATTGTGCAAGATGGGCGAGGTTGTAAGTACAGTGTTGGTTTCGAGTTTGAAGGCGAGTTGGCCGAGTACCTTCTGTAGGTGAATCATGTTTAGGATGTCAGCACCCTATCCAATGTTGCAGACATTGACTGTGATGCCCAACCCACAGTTTTCGGATCAAGAAACAAATCTGAACACTGTCAATAGGCTCACAGCGATGGATGGGACGCGCTATACCTATGTGAAGCGCCGAGTACGCCGCAAATTGCTTTGGTCATTCCGGCTGACGCGAAACAAAGCACTTGAGGTGGAAGCATTTGTCAATTCGTACTTCGCTTCAAGAGTGCAGATTGTCGATCACCGTGGCCGTACCTGGCTCGGTAACTTTGTAAGCAATCCTTTTGAGTTTGAAACAATCAGTCGGGCGGCACCAGCGATTACTCCGATGCCCCGTGGCGAGACGGTGAGCATCGACATTGAGTTCGAGGGAGAAGAGCAGTAATGGCACGTAGCATACCAGCAAATGCTTTGGCAGAGTTGGCCAAGAAGCACGGCACTGAACCGATCTTAATTGTTTCAGTGGAGTGGCGTGGCTCATCTAATCCTCCATCTTGGTATGCTGACCGAACAGTTGACAGCATCCCCGGCAAGATTCTGGAAGTTGGTGGTTTGGACAATGTTGTTGGTATCTCGCAGAATGACACATCTCAACAGATTGACATTGTGCTTGATGATACTGATGGCTCAATCAAATCATACTTTAACACAAGTGACATTCATAAGAGAACAGCGCGCGTCTACCAGTATTTTCACGGACTGGATTTGAGCGACAAGTTTCTGGTCTTCTCTGGCAAAATCAGTTCGCCTATCACTTGGGACGAGCGCGACCGAACAGTGCGGTTTTCTGTTGTTTCACAGATTGAAGACAAAGAGGTTGGTTTCAGCCCGGAAGAGGGTCAGTTTGAGTGGCTGCCAGCAGCGATGGTCGGTAAGCCTTGGCCACTGGTCTTTGGGAAGGTACTTGATGTCCCTGCGCTCCAGATGAATGAGGCTGTCTCAGGTACAACCTTGTGTGGAGTTGGCGTAATTGCTGGCTTGAATTATCTGTCGTCGATGCCACTTTTTAATAACGGCTCGAATACTGATAGCAGCACTTTCATGTCGCTCGGAAAACTTGCAATGCAGATTAGAACACTTTGGTGTGCTCATTCCTGCTACTGGGGCTACGACGATGGCAAGGCTGATGAGTTGCTTGACCAAATCAATACGTTGCATGGGCAAATGGCTGACATCGTGTCGCGGGCAACTTCTCAACAGATGTGCGCGCAGTGGCAGCGGAACAAGCAGATAGCTGATGCTACCTCACAAGGACTCGGTTGCAACCCATTGAGAATTCTTGGTGGCGAAGACTTTCCTCAAGGTGTGTCTCTCACAATTGAAATCAATGGGGCACTTTTCACAGGCCACTTCAACGGTCAGAATTTTCATATCCAGAGTCGATCGTGGCCAGAAGGTGAGGCTGAAGCCGATAATCAGGCGACCGATAGAGAAGAGACTTGTCCTTATGCAATTCCTGAAAGTCCTGGCGATACCAGCTATGACTACCGGATACAAGTTCCGTGTGGCTGTGGTAACCAGTTTTTCACGGATTGCCTGTGTCGGCATTACGGCTTTTTCATTTTGACTGGTACTGGCCGAGCCTCTAAAATTTCGGATGATCCGATACCGCAGCAGTTTTGGGCTGAGCCTGGAGCCACAGTGCGTATGTACAGTGACGAGCCGATCACTTACATTGTTGCCCATCTTTATGACCAGTGGCCTGGTACTGTACTTGCTGTGAAAGCCTACAAAGAGTTCCCCGGCGAACGACGATTGGTCGATGTGCCGTCAGACTATTACACGGTTCAGAATGTGGCTTATGGCAATTTGAAGACTACACAGATTGTCACTCCGCGACCGTTGAGTTCATACAAGGACCAAGGGTGGACGGATGATCTCTATGTTACATTTGAATCTAATGTTGGTCCAGATGTCACGGAGATTCTGGAATACATTATCGACAACTACACTGACTTGACTGCTGACCCAACGTCTTTTGCCCAGGTTCAAAATGACCATCTTAATCCTTTCCCGATGAATTTTCCTATTCTTGATCGGCGAAACACTGTTGCGGTGCTTCAGGAGATTGCATACCAAGCAAGATGTGCGCTCTGGATTAGTAATGGCGTCGTGTATCTCAAATACCTGCCTGTGGAGCCGGATAGCGATGATACGATTACTGTGAGCGATATTGACGCTGAGCAGGGTATTAAGGTGGAGTTGACTCGCACAGAAGACATCGTGACGAAGATGAGAGTCAACTGGCGAATGCGTTGGAGCCCGGGTATCACTGACCGTGAGAAGGATAAGAGTGAGCAGCTAATCATTCTCCGTCACAATGTGAGTCGATACGGTATCCAAGAGGAGAATGTGGATTTCTATGCGTACAACCAACCCGACATTATCTACAAGTGCGCCACCTTCTGGTTGATTCGGAAGTCCAACACGTGGAAGCGTATCAGTTTCAGTACATACTTACACAAGTTGAACTTGGAGACGTTCGATTGTGTGACTCTTGATTTTACGCAGGGATATGTGGCTACTGGTGCTGTGAAGGCGATTGTTGAAGAGGCGACATACAACTCCGAAACAAATCGCATTGATTTTGTGTGTCTCGTTCCTGTGCGAGCGGGCCAGATGACAAAGTACAATTGGTTCTGGCCAGCCGGACTTTCTATCACGTTGACTTGGCCACCCCCAGATGAGATTGCGGCTGGTGATGCTGGCGGCGATGGCCAAGGGGCCAGTGTCAGTGGTAGTTTGCCTATTGGCTACTTTGAAGACTGGGGTGATGATGTTGTGATCGTTGGAGGCCAGAATGTTGTCTTTAGGCCACAAAGTGACCGTGGCGACCGCACACCAACTGATGTGGGATTTACTGCGCAAGAGGTAATTACTACTTCTAGCTATGGAGAAGTAACAGGTGTCGCAAAACCGCGCTTGAATCTCAGAACTTTCATGGCTGAACCGACAAATCCATCTGACCCGGCCGACTTGCAAAAGGGGATGGTGATCGACATCCGTAAGACGCATATCATCGACAGTCAAGAAGCACCGAATGTCTTCGCTCGGTTGAGCAGCCTCATCTATGGCATCAATGAGGATCGTCAGTTGACGTTGAAGAAGACTGTCAAGATTGCTGATGACGAGCATCCGCAGGGCGAGATATTCGACTTCAAGTGGGCCGATGATTACGAACTGTGGGCCGCAGGCACAGCATTCTTGCGGGACGACTAAGAGGAGGAATTCCAATGGCAAAGAAGAAGAAGAAGTGGATTCAGAGCGCGATCAAACATCCCGGCGCTCTGACGCGAAAAGCGAAGGCAGCGGGGATGTCGGTGGCGGCGTATGTCGCCAACCCGCCGAAGGGTATTTCGACTGCGACGAGGCGTCAGATCAACTTGGCGAAGACGCTGAAAAAGCTCCCTCGGAAGAAGAAGGGTTAGTTCAAGTTACAATGCCCTGGAGCCGAGTGCTCCAGGGCATCTCTTGTCTGGGGGTGAGTTATGGAAACGGCTTTTGCTTGGCTCGGTGAGATATTCGAGGCAATTCTGAAATTTGTCCCTCGGATTCTGATTGTTCGAGCGACACATGCAGGGGTGAAGTGGAGACATGGTAGCGAAGTGCGTTCGATGGCACCAGGACTCCATGTCTACTGGCCGCTAGTCACAGAAATTGAAGTGATTGTAGTTGCCCGACAGACACTTAGTTTACCGCCGCAAGTATTGACAACCAAGGATAACAAGAAGGTTATAGTTGGTAATGTGGTTGTTTACAAGATCAGGGATGTGGTCCAAGCGATCGGAAAGATCAACTGGGACGTAGACACTACGATCAATGACATAACATTGGCGGCTGTTGTGAGTGTCATTGCGCGTCACACGTTGGAAGAACTGTTGGAAATGGTAGCCGAGGACAAGCTGAATGATCGTTTGACAGAGGCTACACGGAAGGAATTGCGTCAGTTTGGAGTGTTCGTGTCGCGGTGCAAACTGACTGACTTCGCAGATTGCAAAGTCTACAAGATTGTGACCGATGGAAACGGTCAAAGGCGTGGAGCACTTTCAACGATCGCACAAAATACAGATTAGTCTGATCGGTGCGGACAATCGTTGCATTGTTTCAGTGAGAGAGTGTCTTGCGGTTTGATACCGGCAAGAACATTGAGGCAGCCAGCCGAGATTGACACTGCACCGGTGTCTTGTCGCCAGACACGAAGAGAGCGCCACACGCAGTGAGGCCAGACGGGGCGGAGAAGTCGGGGATTGGAGGTATCGCGTTCGTAGCCTTCAATCTCTGGCGGCTCCGCCTCACTTTGTTGGTATTCGATCTCTCCCATCCGGTGGACTGTAGGCCGGCTCCATTTGGTCACGATCCCTTCTTTGTCGGGAGAGAGGGCCAGGGCTACGCACGCGAAGGGGGCGTATTTTGGTCCGCCCGTGTAAACGATGGTGCCACCTTCGCGGGACCCGTCTTTTGGGGGAACATGATCTGGGCAGCCTTCACACGGCATGAGAATCACTCCTCAAAGGGCATTGTTGGCAGATGTCGAATGCCACGCGCTGCATGAAGAGCTTCCCAGGCTCCGTACAGCGTGATATGAGGCCGATGCAGCCACAGGCCGTAAATCGAACCGCCGTGTGCATACGGGCCTCACAGGGGCTCCACAGGGGCCTCAGACGCCACGGGTCTTCTGGATCGCTTTCGTAGCCGTCTATTGGCCGGGGAGGCTCCCAATCACCTTCCTCATGGTCATAGACGATTGTGCCGTCCGGCTCGAAGTGGAATTGCCGGTCTCGCCCCTTCACATAAGGGGGTAGCGTATCCATAATTTGGGTGGGTAGGTTATGTTCCATAGGTCAAGAGCCGCTTGTAGAGTTCGGCCGTCGCCTGGCAATCGGCCAAGGCATCGTGAGCTTTTTCGTAGAGGATGCCAAGTTGTTTGCATAGCACTATGAGACTGAGTTTCGGGAAGGGGATGTCTTCGCCAAGAAAGAAAGCCCGATCATTGAGAGACGCCGCCAGCCCCATTGAATCCCGGCCATGACTATGGAATAACTGATCTACAAGATCAGGTCCGAGCCACCCTTTTAGGAAAGCAGACTCGAATGGCCAGTTGTGTGCCAGTGGCACCACGACTCTGTTTTGAGGGAGGTCCAGAGCATTAAACCATTCGCACAGTAAATCGACGGCTCGCTCTTGGCTCGGCGCGTGCAGTTGCAGAAGGTCCATGTCTATACCGTGAACGAAACCGGCCCCTTTTTCGCATCGTTCCGGAAAATCAGGGCGGATGTTCAAATAGAAGGTTGGAACATCTGGATGTTTCTGTAGATTGTGATCCAGTGGCAGGATGGCCACTTGAATGATCTCATGGAATCCTGGACGGCGACCCGTTGTCTCAAAGTCAATGGCTGCTAGCAAATTGCCAACAAGATGCGGCATTCCTTCGTAGATAACGCTCATTTCTTTCCCTTGCGTTTCTTAGTGCGTTTTGCTCGTTCAGCGAGTAGTTCTCGAATAGCAGGATTACGTTGTAGGAAATCTTCTTCATCAAAACATTTGATGAAATCTTCCCAGGCTGTACCGAATCCTGTGAGATCACGTGGTGGTCGGTCGTCACCTTCTGGGTAGGCACGTACATAATGGCGCAGCATGACAAGATTGCACAGGACGTAATCGAGGTGATGTTCACCTGTTTCGGCATCGCACTCTTCGCCGAAGTACCACCATTTGAGAAGATGACGAAGTAGACAATCCATTGGGATCGACCATTTCATTCCTTTGGTCCAGTTCCACTCGGCGTATTTCAAGACACCCGCCATGAAAACACGTGCGGCTCCAGCAAAGAGATGTAGTGGTACGAGTGACAAACAGACCTTACCACGATTGGCTCTGGCTCCTGAGCCTTTGGCGGTGCTATTGACATCGCCTGCGGCGTAGTAATTCTTATCTTGCGTGCTCTTCTTTTTGGCCATTTGCCGCCTCCGAATCAAGTAGAATCATATTGTTAAGGTAGCGCGAACCTTTGTCGAGTGTTCGTTCCCATTTTAGGAATTTTGAGACTCGCGCAATCGACCAGGAAGTCCGTTCTTCTGTTGGTAGCCATTTGATGAAAGCATCGTAGAAGACAGCAAAATTGACTTGCTGCTCCTCTTCTCTTTTGCAGTGTGTGGCGACGAATTCTTCGAGGCTCGTGCGACTGAGTTCAATTGCATCGCGTTTGCTGTACGTTTCAATTACTGGGATGCAGAGTCGCCCGATGGCTGGTGGAATTGTGATATTCAGGAGTGTGTAGAGAAAATGAGGGGCCTCTTCCTGCAAGTGCTTTTTCAACACATCTTTTGGAATCTCTTGCTTAGGCATCAAGTCGGGAACTTGAATGGCAGTGATTCGTGTATCGCCGCCGAAGATTGGACAGTATTCGCGGTGATTGGCAACCTGAACCCAGTGGGTTGTGTTGGGCAGATGATAAGCGTCTTTCCGCATCTGGCGAATTAGCATGTATTCTGCCATTGTCCAGTCTTTGATTCGTGGTAAAGCAACCTTGTGGTGCGACAAGTCGATTTCTTCAATGTAACAGAGCACGGCTCCGGCTAGCTCGCCATTGAAATCGCTTGGAGTAGAGACTGCTTTGCTGGCATTGATGACACCTCTTGTCATCAGCAGTTGAATTGACTCGTAGAAGATTGACTTTCCGCAGTTTTCATTGCCATGAAGAAAGATGTATGGTGACCGGGAAAATGGCTCTCGAAACAGACATGCGATCCAAAGCAAAAGATAATGTGCGCCTGTTGTAATGCCATACTGTCGAGCCCAGCCGTGCTCTTTGAGTACCGGTGTCAGTTCAGTTCCGACGTGCTTGAGGATCATGTCCCAATGAGGATGATGCGGTTCTTCATCGTCTTGTAACTGTGCTGGAACGTACTTGAGTTGTGGTGCGCCTTGATTCCAACATCGACCGCCCGGATACTCATCTTGGAAAGGTTGGCAGATGATTTGCCACGGGTTGACGACGCATTTTCCCATAATTACTTCAGCATCAGCCTTGGTCTGTCCCTTGCTTTGCAAAGTGTACTTGATATGTCCGCCACTGGTACTCGACCAATTTCCCTGTCTTGTGAGGTACATCCATACGGCAACTTCACCAGAGGGCGACCGCATACAACGCAAGAAGCTGTCGTAATCTATTTCTCCGAGATCACTTGTATCGTCAGGTTCGAGTCGCTTGTCTAAGTCTTTGATCCAATGCCCTCGCTTGTCAATCCAACCTCTCATTTTAGCGGGCTCATCTTCCTTGTCTTTTTGCAAATAGACAGTGAGATAGCCTTTGTTGACTTTGAGTTCGATTGGACGGTTGCGCAGCGCTGGAGCTATGTCGAGTTTTTGACCTAGTGCCTCAGCCGCTTTGATAGCACTTTCGCCATCTGGAAAAGCATACTGAGGTTTACCTTCAACTCGTTGACCACCGTAGGCACGACAAGCAGTTTCAACATTTGGCAATCTGTTGAAGTAACAGGTTGTCCAACCGGCTCCATCTTGTACCCAAGTGTCGGCTTCGGTGATACCGGGAGAAAAGCGATAGACGCGCCAACCGCCCTTACTTAAAGGGAAGAGAAAACAGTTGGGAGTACCAGGGTCTTTGCCAGGACTATTGGTTTGAAAGTGTCCGATGAGATTGAGTTTGGCACGAGTTTGAGCGTCGTCCATCAGTGTTGCGAGAGCCTTGGTATGCGTCTGAAGAAGATGATGATCGGATACCCAAATTGTTGAGCATCCGGTCTCCATGAGTGCATCAATGGTGGCTTTATGTGTTTCGTCAAGCGGGATGATGCGACGGGCTGATGCAAGCTCATCGAAGGGATCACGATTTTCATCAGTGACGCCTTGTAGTCTGATCTTGTTGGCCCGGCGAGTTACGACAGCAATGTGATCGCGCCAATTGGTAGGTAGGTTTTTGACTCCAATAACCTTGGTTGGCGATTTCAACAGCAAAAGGCCCTGATTGTCGTCGGTGATTTTCCGGTGCCAGAGCCACATGTTGCCGCCACAGCAGTCAATTGCACTGGCGAAGTCAAAGCCAACCTCGGCCGACATCATGCCAAGGATACATCGGGCCAGGGCGGCGTGCTCGGTGTGGTTTGCTGTCGGGATTCCTTCTTCGTCGAAGAGGACGTAGAGGTGAATACCGCCTCCACCTGTGCTCAGTCTGGCTTCGACATAATCGAGGGCCTCGGCGGCTTCTTTCACTTGCTCCAATTCTTCATCGTTTACACCGACACCTTTGGCGTGGCTGGTGATCTCGTCAAAGTCGAAGCCGACCCACCGAGATCGGAGAGCTATCCAGTCCCAGCCGGTGCTACCGATCGCTTCAGCGTGCTCTTCCGGTGCCCAACGTAGCTCGTAATCATTCCACTCCGGCACGGTCATGGAATTCTTGGGGACGCGGATATGAAACCAGTTGCAGGTTCCATCTGTCCAAGTGTTGCGCCGGCCTTCAACAGGGTCCCCGCCATCTGCTGCCGCATTGACCTGTGTTTCGAGGTTCTCGGGGCCCCAACGAAGGTATCTGTCAAGAAGATCAGCGCCGGGCAGAGTGGCTTTACGGGCCTCCAGGAAGCGCCGAATCCCTTCCGTCACTGTCGGCATGGGCAAACTCCGGTAGATCGAATGGTAGCGATTGTCTCTTCATTCATAATACACCCAAAACTGGCAGGTTTGTGACCGATATTTTCGTCAAAATCCGAAGATTCTTACCGGGTTAGGACTTTACCCCTCAAAAGAGTGTACAATTCTGCAACACTTGGCGCTTTGCGCCGATTTTTCGGATTTTGTTGAAAATGTCGGTCACAAACACGCCGTTTTCGGGTGTATTATGAATGAAGAGGGTTTCATAGCCAGTTGGAAGCGCCGCAATGGCTGACGAATTCAGACTTGTCCCGATCACTGATTTGATCGACCCGCCGCTCGTTCTTCGAGAAGTGGAGCAACAGAGCGTTGAGTACGTTGAATTGAGGGACTCGCTCGCTAGACTCGGGTTTCTCAACTCGATTTGCGTGCGGCCGTCGCAAAGGCAGCCTGGGAAATTGGAGGTTGTTGATGGGCGGTGGCGCGTTACTTGCGCTCGTGAGATACGGATTAACATGGTGCCTTGCATCGTGAAGTTTGGGCTTTCTGACAAGGATGTTTTGGCGATGCAAATCACGGCTAATGCAGCGCGTTTTGCGACTCGCCCATCTGAGTATGCTAGACAAATTCGTCGGCTCCTGCGAGACAAAGAAGGAATGACTCAGGCTGAAATTTGTCAGCTTCTCCACAAGAATGGAGCGTGGATTCGGAAGATGTTAGGTATGGCGATGCTGTCTCGTTTGCTTGTGTACAGGAGAGCGATTGATCGTGGCGAGTTACCGTTGGAGGCCGCGTATTATCTTTCAAGACTTCCTCGCCGCTTGTGGAAGGAATATGCGACTGATGCGATGACACTGCCTTTGAGGGAGTTCAAAGCTCTTGTGATGTCAACCATGCGCCAGTACAGGGCTCAAATTGGTACTGGATCATTGCGAGCACAGTTGCTAAATGTTGAACCACGTCCATACATGCGAACATTGACTGAGCTTCTTGGAGAGATCAATCAACAACAAGTTGGTCCGTTGGCTGTTGCGTCTACGAGTCCAACGCCGATTGAATCTTGGTATGCTGCTTTGAAATGGGCTATTCACATGGACCCTGAAAGTGTACAACGCCAACGTGTGAAGATTCTTCAGCGCTTGAAGAAACGTGTTGTTTGTCGGTCGAAAGGCCGCTAGTTTGGTTTCTGGTTCCTGTTTCCTGATCCCCAGTATGAGGTGTTTCAATGCCTGATGAGAATGCTCTGGTCCCGGTTGATTTGACTCAACTCCCATCCACACAGATTGGGTCCGATATGGATTTCGACGCAATCGCCAAGTCCTCGGACTTTCTGCCTCGCCTGCAACTCTACACGAAGGGCAAGGCTATCAACAAGAAACTCGTCGGCCCCGGTAATTATGGAATTCCGGTTTCAGACGACGAGGTTACTGATCTCGGCGACGAGATCGACATTCTTCCGCTTGCTCGTAGGCCCAAGGCCATCGACTTGAAGGACAAGGACAACATCGTTGCTGTCTATGATCTGAAGGACCCTGAGTTTGCGCGTATTCAAGCTCAGTCGGCCGAGAAGGAAAGTGGGTGTATGTATGGCCCCAGCTTTCTCGTTTTCGAGCGCAGCACCGGTCAGTTCTTGGAGTTCTTTTGCGGCACGAAGTCGGCCCGGACGGAAGCCAAGCGTATCTATGCCAACTTACCACTTACGCAGGCCATGATCGACGCTAACCCGGAAATGCTGGGCGATCAGGTGCCGCACAACGCGATTCCATTGACGTTGAAATCGCGGCTAGTCGAGAAGGGGCAGTGGTCTTGGCACGTGCCGGTTGCTGTCAAGTGTTCGACGCCGTTTACCAAGTTGCCTCCAACGGAAGTGATCGCCGATCAGATCAGAAAGTTCCTGGATGTCAAGCGGGAAGGTGCCGCCGTGGTCCAGGATGGAAGCACCCTTGACGACGACCCCGAAGCCAGAGTCCGATAATTCCGGAAATTCTGGCGGTATCGAGGCCGTTTTGTCAATCTAAAGGGTGGAGATAACACTGGAATGCTGGGCAGGAGCCGCCACCGAGCTAAAACTGCAAGCTACGTATTGCGAACGCATTGTGGGTCCCGGGTTCGAGCCCCGGCAGCATTCTTTCTTTAGCGTTTACACGAGAATATGAAACCAGAAGTCATCATCATTCACCGTCCCGATATTGATTTCCCCACTTTTTTGGGAGTGGCTTTGAAGGTATTGGGTCACAGTCCAGGGACGGCGGCCGATGGGTCCGGGATGCGATTGTCGCCAGCCACGCGATTCCTTAGTTGTTTAGGCGCTATGCGTGACCCCAAGGCCGGAGTTGAATTGAATCCGAAGCTCTTGCCACATGTTAGCATTAGCGTCTTTATTGTGGCAACTGAAGAAGACATGATGGATATTCTGGAGTGTGCCTCTGGGATGCCATTCGTGATTGCTGAGACAACGGCTCGTGGTGTTTTGGCTGCTGTTGTGACTGGAAACTTGGCGCAATGGAAATTGGCAGTGATGGCTGGCTCCAGTAATGACACGGAACCAACTGTGCGATTTGCCTACAACCGTATTCACGGTTTGTTTTGTGATGAGAATATCAATCTCTGGACGGATTGCCGGCGACGATCGGCTTCGGATCAGGTGACCTATCTACTCGAAGACAAGCGAGGACGATAATGGCACTTCAATCAATGAAATGGATCAAGCGAGATAATCTCGGGCGTAAGCGCCAGGCGCAGGTCATATTTGAAGTGTCAAATGGCCGTATTCTCTTTGTAAAGAGCGACTTTGCATTTAAGGATCAAATCAAAGCGATGCGCGGCGCGAAGTATCATGGCTACGATGAAGAGAACCCTCGTCGCATGTGGTCCATTGAGGATTGTCAACGAAATTGGATGTCAATGCGTTACCTGGCGGGAGAAAATATCTACGCACCGTTTGACTGTCCTTTGATTTTGCACGAGTATACTCGGCCGCTGAAAGCACATCAAAAGGATATGACGGATGCTGGCCTTACGTATCACTATCAAATTTGGGCTGCCGAGATGGGCGTCGGCAAAACACTATCGGCTCAAGAAGTGATTGAACGATCAGGTAAAACAGAGTGGTGGTGGGTTGGACCAAAAACCAGTCTTCCAAACATCCAACGCGAGTTCCGGAAATGGGGTTTTCCATTCGACTTGTTTAATGTCAAGTTTATGACGTATGACCGGCTCAAGGCGCGTATGGATAGTTGGCGACCTGGCGATCCTATCCCAGATGGGATAGTTTTTGACGAGTCGTCCAAGTTGAAGACGTGGACAGCACAGCGCACCCAAGCCGCTTACAAGATAGCAAACTTGATTCGTTCGATTCACGGACCCGAGGGTTACGTGATTCTTATGTCAGGTACACCGTCGCCTAAGACACCTGTGGATTGGTGGGCTCAGGCTGAAGTTGCTTATCCAGGATTTTTGGCCGAGGGTAGTGATAAGTCATTTCGTGCTCGACTTTCGTTTTTGAAGTTGCACCAGTTTGATAGTGGCGTGGCTGTCAACAAGGTCGAGGGGTGGCGAGACAATGAGAAGAAATGTCACGAGTGCGGTCAATTTGAAGACCATCCGAATCATCAGGCTGACTTGTGTGAGGACCCGAGTGACTTTCACAAGTTCGAGCCGAGTGTTAATGAAGTCGCTCTTCTCCCTCGTCGATTGAAGGGGCTGGTCGTCATTAAGCACAAGAAAGACTGTCTCGATTTGCCTGAGAAGCGTTATCGCCGCATCTACTGCAAGCCGCATCCAAGTACGTTGCGCGTGGCGCAAGCCCTAGCGTCTTCGTCACCAAACGCTGTAACAGGAATGACACTGTTGCGTGAATTGAGTGATGGATTTCAGTATCGTGAAGTGAGGGAAGGAACTTCGCGCTGTACTCATTGTGTCGAAGGGAAAATTGCAGAGTGGTTTGATCCCGATGACACAGATCGGACTTACCAGGCTATTGACTTGTTGGACCCAGAATTGGTGAGCCGGCTCCAGAAAACAGAGATCACGTGTCCCGCTTGCAACGGTACACAAGAGATGCCCAAGTACGTTCGCCAGACAAACGAGGTGCCGTGCCCAAAAGACAAAGCGCTCAAGATGCTTTTGGAGGAGAATGAAGAACAAGGTCGCATTGTGATTTTCGCGGGATTCACTGGGTCTGTTGACCGGTGCGAGCGACTTTGCCACGAAGAAGGTTGGGATGTAGTGCGATGCGACGGACGGGGTTACCACGTCACGACACACGCTGGACAGATTGTCAAAGATGAGGAGCCGTTGGATTACTGGGCCAATTTCGCGCATCCGCGTGTTGCTTATGTCGCGCACCCTGAAAGTGGCGGTATGAGTTTGACACTCACTGAAGCCAGAATGGCTGTCTATTGGTCCAACTCATGGAAGCCTGAATACCGTGTCCAGTCGGCTGATCGAATCCACCGATTGGGGATGGATGAGAATATGGGTTGTTGGATCGTTGATCTCATTCATTTGCCGTCAGATGAGCGTGTGTTGGATGTTATCAATGCAAACCGACGCCTAGAGTTGATGTCGTTGGGAGAGGCTCTCGGCAACATCAAGTGGGATAGTCCGAGCAGCACGGACGAATTCACAGTTGTGGACTTGGCTGCATGACCCCTTTCTTTCTCTAAACTGGAGGTGCTTCCCATGAAGTTCCGTGTTTTGTTGACCCTGTTTCTCGTGTTCGCGTTTGGAGTGGCGACGTTCGCCGTCGAACCTTCGGCATCCGTCCCTGAGTACCTGCAAAATATCAGCGTTACCGTGAAGGCTGATCGCGCTCAAGGGTCGGGTACGCTTGTCACGCGACAAGTCGGAAATGACACCGTGACGTTCGTGTGGACCGCCGGCCACGTTGTGGATGGTCTCCGCACCATTCGCAAGGTTGTCGATGCTGAAGGCCAGATGAAGATTCTTGTCGAGTTCAAGGACCCCCAGATCGTCGCAGAGCGTCACCAAGACGGCCGCCGGGTCGGAGAGACCACCCTTGATTGTCGGGTTATCAAGTATAGCGATGCTGATTACGGTGAGGATTTGGCCGTATTGATGATTCGCCTCAAGAATGCGTACCCACTCGATACCTCTGCGAAGTTTCACGGCGACCACAACTACATTCCGCCGGTCGGCGTTGATCTGAGTCATTGCGGTAGTTTGCTCGGTCAATTCGGTGCCAACAGCTATACGACAGGTGTTCTCAGTCAGGTTGGCCGCCTTTTGGAAGGTTCCGGCGCGAGTAAGAAGGTCTTCGATCAGGTTACTGCGGTCGCGTTTCCCGGTTCGTCGGGCGGCGGCATGTATCTGAAGGACGACGGCACTTACATCGGTATGCTGACTCAGGGTGTCATGGCTCTTCAGGGCTTCAATTTCATCGTTCCGGTGCGGCGTATGCACGCTTGGGCGACGGATGCGAAGATCGAATGGGCTCTGGACCCGAATAGCCCCATGCCGTCGATGGCCGAGATCGACAAGATCGCCGTCGAAGAACTCGGGTCAATTCCGGCCGGGTTCCGTGACATGGGCGGTGGAGAGTACCGAAAGCCCGTCGATCCCCAGGGCATCGGCAAGTGGATTTTGCCGAGTACCGAAGCAATTCAATCGCTCTTCAAGGTCGAGAAGCTATTGCATTTCGTGAAGTGAGAGTCAGGAAGGGGAGAGTACGGGAGGGCGGTTTTACAAGGCCGCCCTTCCGTTTCAATACATTGACGAGCAACGGGACTTTGTATTAGCCCCGAACTGGCAAACTGATAACGGAGACATTCAATGAAGCTGACAAAAGTGCAGGTCGGGGAGATCAAGTCGAAGTTGGCACAAGGCAAGACGCAACCTGTGATTGCTGCGGAATATAATGTGAGCCGCTCCATTGTTTCCGACATCGCAACGAATCGTGTTCACAAAGATGTGCCTTGGCCAGATGGCTATCAGACAGCAAAGGTTCCGGGTGGCCAACGCAAGAACACCGATTACGATCCAACTGATGCGAAAATCCAAGAATTGACAACCGAGGTTGTCAGTCTTCGTGATGAGTTGCTTTTGGAGCGCCGCAAATCGAAGGCTGGGGCTCGTGCGGGCGGCATTATTCGGGCGGTTGTTGAGGAGATGGACGCGCGAATCAAACCGTTTTTTGTGCTTCCCCCTGTTGCTGAGCATCCGCGCAAAGCCCAGATCGTTGAGCATGTGGTCATGCACGTGAGTGACGGTCACCATGACCAGGTTGTGCGAAAAGAGGAAGTTGGTGGCCTTGAAGAGCATAACTTCCCTATCTCGTGTTGTCGAGCCGAGCGATACGTGGACACGGTGGTCGAGTGGACTCAGGATACGTTGTCTCCGAAGTTCTATTTCCCAGTCCTGTGGATTCTTGCCTATGGTGACTTCACCAGCGGCGAGATTCATAGCCACATGTCTCGGTCTTATTATCGGAACATGTTCCGAAATTGTTTGGCCGTTGGCCAGCTTCACGCGCTGATGTTTCGTGATCTTGCGGCGTACTTTCAGCATGTGAACGTGTTGTATCTCGCCGGAAACCACGGCCGCCGCTCCGTTAAAAAGGACTACGCCGGCGCGAATGATAACTGGGATTACCTTTGCGCCGAGGCCGCTCGTCTTCATTGTCGCTCGTTGGAGAATGTGACGTTCTTGATTCCTGATGCCTGGAGTGCTAATGTGGACATCAATGGCGTCGGATTCAATGTCTCACATGGCGATGATGTACGGAGCCAACTTGGTATTCCTTGGTACGGTATGGTACGCCGGCAAAAGGGTCTTGTGGCTCTTGGATCAGCCGCCGGGGCTCAACGTGTTCGTTACTTTTGTGTTGGGCACCATCATGCGGCCAGCACGTTGTCAGACATCGACGGAGAGTTGATGGTTAATGGAGGCTGGATTGCCACGGATTCTTTTTCGTATAATGCACTCTCCGGGTATCGTGAGCCGGCACAGTGGTTGCATGGTGTGAATCCACGCCACGGTATCACGTGGCGATTAAACTGTAAGTTGCGGCATCCGAATGAGAAGCAAGGCCCCAAGCGTTACAAGATCGACGGTGGCCGCGACGTTGGACCTGCGTGGGTGGACTAGGAGGATCATGTGAGAAAGCTGATTGCATTAGCGTTGTTGCTGTGTCTGTTGGCGGGTTGTGAGCCGCAGACATTGAACAAGTGTCCTGGTTTTTGTCCTCGGGCTGCGCAGGATGGCTCTGTTCTTTTTTGGGACAGCGGTATTCTAGTGCGACCGATCTATCGCAACACGGGAAGCACTTTGACGCACGCCGCTATCATTTTGTACATTGGTGGCGAACCGTGGATTTACGAGGCAGTGCCACCTCGCGTGCATCGTGTTCCTTTGAATGTGTATCTCAAGGAAATGAGGGACAAGGAAGCGAGACCAGCGATGCAACGCCGCGAGTTTTCTTGGTTCATTATGCAGCCGCGCGTTGCGTACACGACTACTGAGTTGTTAGCTATGAAGAGGTACGCTAACTCAGAATTGGGCCGACCATATATGATGCGCGGCTGGTGGAAAGGACATGTTGTTCGCGGCATCTTTTGTTCTCAGTTGGTTGCGGACATTATCGAACAATCAGGTCGGATCACCTCTGATAATATCAAAGAATCACCCGGGAGTCTTTACGCGAAGTTGACTCCTCTGTATCAGTGAGGTAGCTATGCCTGTTCATTACACAACAGTAAATGGGCAACCAGCGTACCAGTATGGTACGACTGGCAAGAAGTATCCATATACACCCGGCAACAAGGCAAGCCGGGAACGCGCCAAGCAGAAGGCGATCAACCAGGGGCTTGCAATAGCCCGGAGGCAAGGTATCAAGCCCCACCTCTAATAGGAGGTGCGCCATGCACAAGTGGATTGTAGAGCAGTGGCGAGATGGGGAGAGAGTTCGGAGAGTAGAGTTCACGGATGACATGGTACAGCAACACGACGACGGCACAGTTGTGATTACGTTCCCGCCGAAGGAAATGGCCGGCGGGCTCGTGATTGCGACGAACGACGAGCTTCATCTGAGCGAGACTGACGATGGCTAGTCCTAATCCTGGTGGTAATGTCTACACGGCAAAAACGGGCAGTGATGATCGTTTTGAATCATGGAACAAAGTGATTCAAGACGTGAATCAACTCTGTACAAATCCCGATGTTGGATGCGACCCACTCCTGGAATTAGAGGAGGTAGGCCCTGACCACGTTTGGGTGGACGAAGATGTCGAAAAAGTCCGCAATAAGTTGAAGGAAATCTGCGATGAGAATGAATTTGACGCAGAATTAGATTACTGGATGCACGACATCGTTCAAGAGATCAGTGACGCTATCGACAATGGTTGGTGCAACTGTTGCGAAAACATTGAATGCGAATTCGGTCAAGAAGGGACCGCTGGCCCACCAAATATAATTATCCCTGGCAGATGGGATTTGGATTGTGGCAATCTGTGTAGTTATTACAATCCTGGATGCGGCCGTGGTTCATATTGCCGTTTCATGGACTGGGGGTCGGATATTCGTGGTTTAGAGGTGGGGTTGTTTGGTTACACTGGCCGTTCGTGGATAGTAAAGCGTTACAATGTATTCACACACGTATACACTTCGGGCTTCTCAGTTTTTGGCGGGGGTAACACGGGCTTGATTAGTTGTGAAGGCACTGTTGAGGTGCGGGACACATCTGGCAACAAGGGCATGGGATTGGCTGAAGCATACGTCTATGAAGTTCATGTCTGGTTTGTATGCAATTCGTACTGGTGGGTTGGTGATCCACCAGAGTACAAAAAAGCTCAATTCTGTAGCGACTGCGAAGATGGCGGGGGTGGAGAAGAGGAATAATGGAACAAGAGCAATTTCCAGACTGCGGTGTGCGGGCTCGTTTACCGAGAGACAATCGGTATATGTGCTTGAAGCGTGGGGGACCATATTTTCAACGTCTCGTCACAGTTGATTTGTGTAAAGATTGTTTATTTAATGCACCTTCAAAACCAGACCAGGCGCAATTATACAGGCCAAAACGATACCGCATCAAAAGTGACGGAACGATCGTCTATGAACACTTGGCTGACGAATGGGAGCCTCCGAAAGACATCTATGGATACCAACGCGATCCTAATGATCCTTGGCGTTTTACGTCGAAATGGCCAAAGTGCGAGAGACGCGAGCAAATAAACCAGCAGTCAAGCCGGTGTCAATGCTTAAAGGTGTTGATGCGGTGTACGCATCCAGATTCAAAGTGCTTTAATCAACAACTCTCTTTGGATGAGTGTCAACAATGCCCTTTGAGGGAGGAGGAAAATCTATGAGACTGCTATTCCTTGGTGGCCCGCTTGACGGCCAGATGAAAGACGTGGAAGAGACGATCAGCCCGTTGGTCCCAACTTCGATCAACGCAACATTACCGAACGGGATCATCGTGCAGTACCATGTCAACTTTTTTGCCGGCGCGAAGCTGCAATTTCCTCTTGCGTGCTTCGAGGGGTTGACGCCGGACGACATCTTCAAGATGCTGTTGCAGTGGTACTCTATCAAGCCACGTGTCAAACCCGTTGCGCCACCCACGGCCGCAGGTCCGGAGCCGCCGCCAACGGAGCCACCCCCATCACCTATTATCACACCGTGAGGGAGAGATGAGAGACATTCGCTTTTTCGTGCAGCCCGCCCCTTGGGCGCGTGGCTGCGAGTTGTATATCCAACACGATGGAGCTTGGGTTCAGCACGTCGAATGCGTGCAGGTTGACGGAGGAACGATTCCGCCTGTTGCCATGCAACTACGGGATGAGCAGGCACAGGATTTGATTGACAAGCTGTGGCAGGCCGGATACCGCCCCACAGAAGGTAAGGGGAGTGCAGGAGCCCTTGCCGCCACGGAAAGGCATTTGGAGGATATGCGTCGGCTTGTGTTTGAAACCGAGTAGATTACCGTTTGTGTTTCACCCAATTTCTCTTAACAGGAGAGACTGCGATGCCAGAGAACGATTGCCAGCACGAATACGACGATTATGACCCGACTGAGGACGAGTTGGACGACGAGTTCGACGACGACGACGACGACGACGATGAGTTCGACGATCTCGACGATGATTGGGACGACGACGAGGACTTCGAGGACGATGACTGGGACGACGATGATGATTGGGATGACGACGATGAAGACTGATTCCCAATGGGCTGACGCCCAGAAACATGAGGCCAAGTTTTGGGGAAACTGTCTCAACATACAGGCATGGCATGAGTTCATTAAACAAGAACAAAGCGGCCATGAGATGTGTTTGTTTGCTGATTACGGCGTCAATGGTGAGTTAGACATGCGAGGGAAGTCAGTGCTTGACATTGGCGGAGGGCCAGTGTCGATGACACTTCGATGCTTTAATGCTTCTAAACTCACTGTTGTTGACCCCCTCTCTTGGCCCGAAGCTGTGCTTCGCCGATACCGTAACTACGGAATTGAATTTGTTCAATGCGCCGGCGAAAATTTGTCAGAAGCCTCGGTGATGCTTGCTGATGAGGTTTGGATTTACAATGTACTTCAGCATGTTGTTGATCCGAATACAGTTCTTATCGAGGCACAAAGGCATATTTGCCCTGGTGGTCGGCTTCGTGTCTTTGAATGGATTGATATTCCGGCTGATAAGTGTCATCTCCACGTGCTTACGCCGGAACTATTGATGAATGGACTTATTGGTATGCGCGTGTTGAAACTAGGTCTTCCCTGGCTTACAGGTTATTGGACACCTGAAGGCGGGGCTCGTGCTTTTGCAGGAGTTTTTTCACCATGAGTCAAGTGCTCGAAGAGATTCGCGCCGAGCGCGAATATCAGGATGAGCAATGGGGAACGGAATTCGATGACAAGAACACGCTGAATGACTGGGCCATGTATGTCAATGTTTACATGGCCCAGGCAGCAGCGATGACTTGTCCACCAGAACAACAGCGAAAGAATATGCTCAAGGCTGCTACACTTCTTGTAGCCGCCATAGAGACATTCGATCGTAATGGCCAATTCGCGCCGCGACACTATGAAGATCGTGTGCCGGCATAGCTCAGTTGGTAGAGCCGCTCATTTGTAATGAGCTTGTCGTGGGTTCGAGTCCTACTGCCGGCTTTTGGAGAATTGAAATGATGCCACAGAAGAAACAACGTCGAGATCGCAGTCGCAATCCGAATGGCCGCAAGCCGGCTACGCGGATGAAGCGCGTGAATCAACATCGTACACGGAGGCGGCTACAAGACCCAGAGATCACGTTTGCCGCCGCCCGCCAGGATTACATTTACTGACGCAAGAGAACAGGAGAGACGCTATGGGAATCCGAGAGGATCAGTTTGTTGGGTTTACCTCGGCCGCTGATGCTTTTCTTGCTGAACATGAGGTTCCACCTGAAGTGTGCCCGCATTGCAAGCGACCGTTTCCGCGCGACCTTGAAGTAATTGGACACTTCTACGGGATGTTCGAGACGGAATATCCCTTGCATCGCCGAGTTTTGAAGGATGGGCGCACGGCCGACGAGTTCTTACAGGCCGCCCCGTGGTCCTCGGGCCCAGTCCACTTCCTCGGTCTGCGTGTGTCGGATGGAACGGAATTCCTTTGGACGGAAGAAGAGATCGACGAACTATCGCTCTAACCCGCGCGGATCGAAATACAGCTATGCTTGAAACCATCATCTTTCTCAAACCTTGGCGTTGCTTTACGGTAGATACCGCAGTAGAGTTCCGCGCGGGTGTCAACCTGTTGGTAGGCGACCAGGGTACTGGAAAGAGTAGCATGTTCCAAGCGATTCAGGTCTGCGGGATGCAGAAGCCTCGAAGCTGGAATTTGCCGTCGCGGGCGTCGATTCCAGCAATGATCCTCTATAAGGGCGATCCGGTGCCGGTGTTCGCCTTTGACTTTGAGCACGACAATCATCGAACCAAATCGTGGTTTGATGGTGACATTGGCTTTCATGTCGCCGCCATGAATCATAGTCACGGTCAGGTGGTCATGGCGATGATTGACGCCTGGCTCGCTGTTGACAAGAAGATGCTCGTACTTGTTGATGAACCGGATATGGCACTTAGTATTCGCTCATGTTATAAACTGGTACGCGCATTCAAACATGTGGCCGGTAATGGCGGCCAAGTAATTGCTACTGCTCATAATCCTGTTGTCATTTCAGGTTTCGAGGAAGTTTACTCACTCGAACATTCTACTTGGATGTCTAGCCACGAGTTCATTAAGACACAGATATAGCCATGAAAGCTAAAGGGAAAAAGATGGATTTTACGATGTCGAGTTTTGCTCGGACAATCATGGAACGGACGTACTCACACGCTATCGACGATGAAGACCGCCCTGAAACATGGGAAGAAATAGCGTATCGCACGACAAAGCATGTCATGCGTTCTGTAGACATCGACATGCGACAGAAACTAGCACAGGAAATCTGTCGCTTCATTTGTGAACGGAAGTTCATACCTGGCGGGCGATACCTCTATGCGTCCGGCAACCAGTTTCATCAAACCAACAACTGTCTATGTCTCGGTGTTCACGATAGCCGCGAGGGCTGGTCTGAGTTGCTTCAAAAGTCGAGCATGGCTTTGATGACTGGGGCTGGAATTGGAGTCAGTTATTCTGACATCCGACATGAAGGCGCACCGATTCGGAAAACTGGTGGTGTGGCTACTGGGCCTATCGCACTTATGCAAATTGTCAATGAATGCGGTCGCGGTATCATGCAGGGCGGAAATAGGCGTTCGGCAATTTGGGCTGGTTTGCGGTGGAGCCACCCTGATGTGCATCGTTTCATTCGGGTCAAGAATTGGCCGCCTGAGATTCACGCCCTCAAAGCGAAGGATCACAGTTTCCCGGCTATTTTGGATTGCACGAATATCAGTGTGCAACTCGACGACCATTTCTTCGAGGCATACGGAGACGATGAACATCCACAACATTCTTTGGCGCACAGTGTTTATTGGGCAACGATTGAACAGATGCTCAAGACTGGTGAGCCGGGCTTCTCCGTTGATGTTGGAAAGAACAGCGGTGAGGTGTATCGAAACGCATGTGGGGAAGTTAGCAGCAGGGACCCCGATGACATTTGTAACCTTGGAAGTATCAATCTTGCTCGCGTAGAGAGCATTGAGGAATTCAAGGCGGTCATGGACATGGCGATGGCGTTCTTACTGGCTGGCACTGTCTATTCGGATGTTCCATATAGTGATGTGGATCGTATCCGGAGCAAGAATCGTCGGCTCGGTCTTGGCCTCATGGGCATCCATGAATGGTTGCTCTGCCGTGGGAAGCCATACGCTCCCGATGAAGAGCTTGGCACCTGGTTGGCTGCCTACGCTAAATCTGGTCGGTCAGCCAATAAGTGGGCTGATGAATGGGAGTTGAGCCGCCCCAAGAAGACGCGCGCCATTGCTCCCAATGGAACCACGAGCATCGTAGCAGAAACTACAGGCGGAATTGAGCCGATCTTTTGTGTCGCCTATAAACGGCGATACCTAAAAGGTGAGCAGCGCTTCTATCAATATGTCATCGACCCGTGCGCCAAGCGTCTGATTGAAAATGGCGTTGATCCGACGAAGGTTGAAGACGCCTACACGTTAGCCCGTGATGTTGAAAAACGTGTGGCTTTCCAAGCGTGGGTCCAGAGATATGTGGATCACTGCATCAGTAGCACAATCAATTTGCCTGCTTACGGTAGTGAATTGAACAACCAGAATACGATTCGTCCTTTCGGTTCAATGCTCATGCGACACCTCCCGGAGATGCGAGGCGTGACTTGCTATCCGGACGGGAGCCGCACTGGGCAACCTTTGTCACCGGTATCTTACGAAGAAGCCCTTGCCCATGAAGGTGCAGAGATGGTTGAAGAGTCGGTGAATGTCTGTAGCCTGCGAGGAGGGAGTTGCGGTGATTGATGCACTGAGATACGCTTATCAACGCGCTGCTGATGAGAGCACTGACACCAGTACCAAAGTCGGAGCAGTGCTCATTGATCCCATTAACAATCACATTGTTGCATGGGGTGTCAATTCTTTCACAAATCCAGATCAACTTCGTGACCCAAGAAACAGGGAGCGACCACGAAAATACAAGGTGACGGAGCACGCTGAACGGGCCTCCATTTTCAAAGCGGCGCGGAACGGTATCTGTACGGATGGTTTGCTTATGGTTTCAACGTGGGCCTGTTGCCCGGATTGTGCTCGGGCTATTGTTCTCGCTGGAATCTTGGCCGTCTATGCGCATAAGAAGACATACGACATGACTCCCGAGACGTGGATGCCTGAGATTGAACTTGGCATCGAAATCTTGAAAGGTAGCGGTGTTCAATACAATTTGATCGACGCCGATGTCGGAGGTGTTGAAGGACTTTTCAACGGGGAGATTTGGTATCCATGATTGAAGTCGTTAAACCGACCTACTGTTGGCCTGAAACCACACTTCAGATGTTCCCGCTTCTTGTGGAGCATCTGGAGCGCTGCGGACGAGTTTGCTACAAATCAGAGGACCGTATCACAGCGGGATCGGCCGACAAGTTTGTTCGCGGCATTTGTCGGAATCGCCATGAGAGCGTCTTGGAGCACGCAGTTGTGACCGCAATTGTGATTTGCAGCCGGGCGTGTTCGCATCAACTTGTTCGGCATCGCATCGCCGCCTACAGCCAAGAATCACAACGATATGTCAACTACGGCAAGGAAGATCATCTTCGAGTAGTTTGCCCGTCTGGTATTGGTCTCAGCGCTGGAGTGTATTTCTTTGAGAACACGAGTTTGAATAAGGGTTGGTTCAAGTATCGTGAAGGACCAGTGCTTCCTGATAAGATCACTGATCCAAATCAAATAATGTGGCTCTATACAATTCGATGCTGTTACGATGAGTACAAGCGCGAATTGACCGAACGCATTAAGCCAGAGGACGCACGTTACGTGCTTCCCAATGCAACCAAAACAGAACTGGCGGTCACGTTTAATCTTCGCCAGTGGCGACACGTTTTTCGGGAACGAGCTTTGAATTCGCACGCCCAGTGGGAGATTCGAGAAATCTTTTCAGCTATTCTGTGCGATTTGAAGGGGCATTTTCCGGCGGTCTTTGATGATCTCAGCTAACATGGGAGGTTCAGATGGACATTCAAGCTGGCGTTCTATTTGAAGACGTTGTGGCTGATGCTGATCTTGAGGATGTTCAAGACACACTGTCACGAACTGTCCACGAGTGGTTTTATCCGGAGTTGACCAAGAACCCTCCCAAGGTTTGGGTCGGTTTGGCTGAGTCGCAACCGCAGATAAAGTCACGCCCGATCTACGCCGTCTCGGACCTTCATCTCGGTGACGGCAGTGCGAGGGATAACTTCGCCCACATGTCTGAAGGCCGGAGACCACAAGAGTTCGAGTCCTTCTTGGATTTCGTTGAGGAGCACAACGGGCAACTTCTCATTCTTGGAGACATGTTCGAGTTGTGGCAGAGCAACATGAGCAAGGTCATCACGCACCGTGTCGAGCTATTGGACCGTTTGGCTAAAATGGGAGCGATCTACATACTGGGCAATCACGATTCTGATTTGTTCTATTTCATGGGACAGTCTCAATCGTGGTTGACGCATCCATTTTTTCAGAGCATGAGAATGAGTCACACTGTGACTATCAGTGGTCGTCATTTTCATTTCATCCACGGGCACCAGGCGGACAAGTATTGTTCGGGTGACACTCCCAGTTTTGGACGCATCTCTGCGATTTACAGCGGCATTTGGGAAGATCGTCACGGTAGCCCGATGGTTGGTAAATACCCCTCATCTCTTACCGTCGAGAAGATGACATGCGGAGTGGTTGAACGTTTCATCACATTTGTTCGCCGTTTGATGGGGAAGCCCGGCCGTTACGAGGAGATGAACCGGCAACTTGTTCTCTTGTGCGAGCGCGGCGAGTATGATGTGCTCGTGGCGGGGCACACGCATTGTGCGGGTAAGGTGCGAGCGCACCAGGTTTACAATACCGGTTCCTGGGCTGAGGACACGTGCAGTTTTGTTGTGGTCAACCAAGTTGGCCAAATTGGTCTCTTTGATTGGGTCGATGGGAGAGCGATTCCCAATTCAACTCGTTTGGATGTGTGAACTATGCCTTTGACAGAGCTACCTGAGTATACGGCTTATTCGATCCCGGCGGCTGAGATTTGGGTGGACCCAGATTTCAATTGTCGGGGTCGTTTCATGCCGGAGTCTGTCTCAGCGCTCGCTAAAGACATCCAAGAGAGCGGTTTGAATTATCCGTTGATTGTTCAACCGTGGGACAAGAACCCAGGCTTCAATTACCGGCTTATTGCCGGCTTCCGACGATTCGCGGCGTGCTGCATGTTGCGCATGGCTGAGGTGCCGTCGATGCTGACGGAGAAGGACATCTCAGAGTACGAGGCGCACAGATTGAATCTCGTGGAAAACCTGGAACGTCAAGACCTGAATATCCTTGAAGAGGCCCGGGGCATCCGGAAACTGTTCCCAGTTGGGGAGACGCCGGGCACGATCGCCAAGGAACTGAATAGACCCCGCCAATGGGTGTACCGCCGATTGGGACTCCTAGACCTCCCTCACGAGGTACAGTTGATGTTTGCCTCGGGCCGGCTGGCCCAGAGGGACCTGGATACTGTTCTGGCGTACCGAGACGATCAGACGGCCGCCCTGAAGGCCGCACAGCGGCTCCTGGAGGCTCGTCAGGAAGGTCCGGAAAAGAGCCGGGTTGTTCAGCGCCAGCTTCAGAGAGGCCGTTACGTGGCCGACAAGCGGCGTACCAAGGCTCAAATAGCGGCGATGATCGCCAAGATGTTCGAGGCGGGGATTGATGGGCTCCCCACACGGGTGGCGGCGTGGTGCGCCGGCACGATTCCCACCGATGCGTTGTTGAAAGACATTGAAAAGTGGCGGTCTTCAGGGTGATTTGGCAATCTAAAGGGTAGAAAGGGAGAAATCGCTATGATCGACACAATCTGTGAACTCGGCATTGACATCACAAAGCAACCAATCGGCACAACCCTCATTGTTGAAACAGAAGACGACCACCTATTCGAGATGAAGGTCAAAATCCCGCAGCGTGGAGTAGTGGAAGTATCCGGCACAGAACCGCGCCTCAAATATCCTGTCCTCGGTGTTTTGACGCATTCATTCTCTGGCGACAAGAAGACTCAGATCAATCACTGGGTCGGGATGCTTTTGCAAATGTCGCTGGTCTTCAAGAATGGGAATTATGAAAGCAAACCTGTTATCCATGCCACGGTCAGCGGACCGGGATGGAAGTACGATGTGTTCTGACCACTTTACGAGGTGAAACTATGGCTGAGACGACACAATTTGTCATCGAGGGGGGAGATGACATTGGCTTACTTTTCTGGCGAGCGTGACTCGAAGCACATTCTCATTCGGGATGAGAACGCTGCCACAGACGGTCCAGAAGCGGTAGCGATCAGCGAGCGCCGGCTGGAGTCCTACATTGCCGATCAACTCAACTTCCCGGATGATGCTGAGTTTGATGCGATGTTCAAGAAGATGGACGAGTTACGGAAGAAGGGACTGCGCCCAGCGGAGGGACAGCCTGACGGGAAGCGCGAGGGGGCACGTCTGCGCGTCACAGTGGAAGTGTTGCCGTAGGACGTGTTGCTGGCGACGGGGCCGCCCGGATGAGAGGGCCGGGCGGCCCCTGGTGGGAGAGACACGTGAATAAACCGATACCTTATTTAGATTCCGACGGTATCAAACGCTTTTGGTCCAAGGTATCATGTGCTGGATCGGAGGAGTGTTGGTACTGGTGCGGTGCAATTCAGAATAAAGGATACGGTCGCCTTGGACAGTTTCTCACTCATCGCATTGCTTTTGCGCTTGCTACTGGAACCGATCCAGGTAAATTGCAAGTTTTGCATCATTGCGATAATCCACCTTGCTGTAATCCAACGCATCTTTTTCTCGGAACGGCGCAGGATAATTCTGATGACATGAAGGCAAAGGGCCGTCAGAATAAGGCTTGTGGCGAAGAGACCAGTCGCGCTATTTTAACTGAGACAGATGTGATTGCAATCCGAAACTCACCGGAAACACATACCATTCTTGCGAATCAGTATGGTGTCTCTGAAAGCGCTATTGCTCATGCACGTACAGCCAAGAACTGGAAGCATCTTGATGAAGAACCAGGAAGTCGTCGCCACTTAACTGTTGAGCAAGTACAAGAGATTCGGCAACTACTGAAAGAAGAATGGACCGGACGTGAGGTTGCCTGTCTTTTTGATGTCTCTGAAGGTACAGTCAGCATGATTCGTAACAAAAGGATTTGGAAGCATGTCTGAGAAGCTGTACCTGGATAGTGAAACATGCGGCCTCCACGGTATGCCTGTTCTTTTTCAGTATGCTGTGGAAGATGGGCCGATTTATCTCTATGACATTTGGAAGCGACCTGTCCATGAGACACTTCGGCTAATTGAATGGTTCTGCAAGCATACAATCGTCTTTTTTAATGGGACCTTTGATTGGTTTCATGTTTGCAAGACGTACACTGTCTTTCGGCTTTGTGATCCTGATTGGATTCCCGAGGAGCACATAGAGGAGATCGCACTGCTTGAACCGCAGGGGCAGGATGGTCCTTGCATTAAGCCTTACTCAGCGCTCGATCTCCTCCTCTACAGTCGCAAGGGGCCCATGCAATCTCTTATGGGCCGCGATGACGTTCGCATCAAGCGAGTCCCAACTGTTTTGGCTTATGCGCTTGCCAATGAGTTGGAGCAGCGAGTGCAAATCGACAATATCTACTTCGCCAAATCTCACGATCCCGAGGCACCAAAGTGGCAGGTTTTTGATCGGCATGACCGTTATGGTGATCTGGACCCGGATTTCAAGGATGTAGTCTTGAAGTTCAATCCGGCCGGCGGTTTGAAATTCTTGACTGAGTACCTCTTGCATAAGAAGCCCAGGTTTCATTACAAGGATGTGGAGCCAAGCGTGCGGCCAAAGGAAGTTGGCTATGCGCCCACTGCATTAGCGATGTCTACGCCTGGCGATGAATGGAGAGTCTATGCGAAGGGTAAAGATGGTAAGATGAAGCACTCGGGCTACGCTTGGCCCGGCGTCATTCGAGAAGTAATTGAGCACTGGGCGATCAATGCAGATGCACGTGAGTATGCCAAAGATGATGTGGTTTACCTCCGTGAACTCGACGAGCATTTTGGCTATCCCGAGCCTGGTGACAATGACTCAGTTCTAACTTGTATGGTTGCCGCTGTTCGTTGGCACGGGTTTAGGATCAACAAACCTGGTATTCGATCCCTTCTTGAGCAAGCACAAACGGTCATTGACAATTCCCCCGTCAACACAAACAAACCAAGCGAAGTGCGTGAGTATGTCACCGCTGCGATGGATGACATGGAGAAAATTATCCTTGAGGAGAGCACTAAAAAGACTAATCTTGAAGCAATTGGAACCTGGGAACTTGTTGAGCCTGAACCATGCACACGCTGTGTGACAGAGATTGATTCAAACTGCGCGCGTTGCGGTGGTGTTGGAACTGTTCCGATCGGTCCGCACCCTGCTTCTGCTCGTGCGAAGATGGTTTTGGCCGTCAAGATAGCAGCAAAAGAGGTGGAGTTGTATAAAAAACTGTTGCTTGCTGGGAAGTTTCATGCGTCTTTCAATGTCATTGGGGCTCTCTCATCGCGTATGAGCGGCGGCGATGGTCTTAACGCTCAAGGCATCAAGCACACAAAAGAAGTGCGGAGCATGTTTCCACTGTCGTGGGATGGTTATGTTCTGAGCATTGGCGACTTTTCGGCATTCGAGGTGACCATTGCTGATGCTGTATGCGACGACGAGGCTTTACGTGCCGAGTTGATGGCAGGCAGGAAGATTCATGCCTTGTTCGGCATGGCTCTGTTTCCGGGACACACGTATGAAGAGATTCGTGCGACAGATGGAACGGAAAACGATTTGTACACCAAGGGCAAACAAGGCTTCTTTGGGTCAATTCTCTACGGCGGTAATCATCAGACGTTGATGAATAAGCTCGGCGTCAAAGAGGCTGATGCCATTGCCGCCATCGAAACTTTCGGAAAGAAATACAAAGGTGTCGGTCGCTGGCGGAAGCGAGTGGCCGATTCTTTTTGTTCTATGACTCAACCAGGCGGAATTGGAACACAAGTCATTTGGAAAGACCCAGCCGATTACGCCGAGACGATGCTTGGATTCCGACGTTATTTCACGCTTGAGAATGCGATCTGCAAAACGCTCTTTTTGCTTGCTCAAAAGCCGCCTAAGCACTGGAAGAACCTTAGTCTGGGTGTCAAAGTCTGTCGTCGAGATCGCGTGCAGACAGCGGGCGGGGCAGTGCAGTCGGCTCTCTATGGTGCTTCGTTTATGATGCAGGCCGCCAATATGCGAGCCGCTGCGAACCACGAGATTCAAAGTCCCGGAGCCGAGATTACCAAAGCAGTGCAGCGTAGTCTATGGGATTTGCAACCAGTCGGCGTCCACGAGTTTCTTGTCGCCCCAATGAATGTCCACGATGAAGTGATCTGTGTGAACCAACCCCACATGACTAATCGTGTGGCTGAAACGGTTGCTACAAGTGTAGAACATTTTCGTCCAAAGGTCCCACTGATCGGGATAGATTGGTGCAAACGAGCATCTTCGTGGGCAGACAAAAAGGGAGTGGCTGAAGAAGACATGCTCATCATTACGTATCCGAGAGGTGAATCATGTTGATTGACAGTTTCCAAGTCGAAATTCAGAGTCTCACAACCGAAAAGTGGGAAGTCAATGAGTGCTTTCAACCAGTCTACAAGTGGAAGCAAATACTTCGACGGGTTCTCTGGTTTCCTTTATGGAAACGAGGTCGCCCTGTGATTGACGGCGATCCACATGTTGCTGCTTTGATTGCTAAGTCGGATGCGCATCAACACGCGCGGCGCGTTGCACGTCAACGAAAGCCGCGAAATGTCCGTATCGTGCGTGTTGAGCGCGAAGGCGCGCGACTCGTGAAGACAGTTGTCTGGCAGAATGGCCACTGGCTGGAGGAGTAGGATGTCTCGTGACGATCAGAGTGTCTTGGACTATTTCAGCGAAGCTCAAATAAGGGCTCTTGCTTGTCAGAATGGTATCAAGTCTTGGCAGATTGATTCTGTCGGAATGCTGCGGCGGGCTCTGCTTCAACTTGATGTCATCAAAGGATTGGAAACCAACGAACATGCCAGCGCGTAAGGGACCAGGACCGGAGTGGTACATTCGCCGAGACATCAAAGAGATGCTCGAAACGCGCGGGTGGCACGTTGAGATCATGCACGGCTCGGCGTTCCAGGTGGGCATTCCTGATTTGTACTGTTTCAAACGCGAGTGGGGCGAGCGTTGGGTTGATGCCAAGCAGCCAAAGAAATACACCTTCACCAAAGCGCAGAAACTCAAGTGGCCAGTCTGGGAGCGGGCCGGCATCGGCGTCTGGATTATGGTAGCGGCTACACAAGAGGAGTACGACAAGTTGTTTCAACCGCCGAATTGGCGCAGCTACGTGAAGAAATCATGGAAGATACCTACTGCTGAAGAAATCGACAAGATGCTCAGCGAGATTGAGGAGTGGTAATGGCACGACCTTGGGGCTGGAAAAAGACAACTCGAATGCTGGATGCGCGGAAACTGAAGCGATGGTACAAGAAGCTAGTGCATCGTCGGAATCGACGGAAAGCGAAACAGAATCCTGAAAACCATAAGGATGAATCTCTTGATCCGTGGAGCATAGATTGAAACTGATCGAACTTTCACAAGGCCGAGTGGCTATCGTTGACGATGAAGATTTCGAGTGGCTCTCGAAATGGAAATGGTACTATCAATATGATAAAAGATGTAACACAGGTTACGCAAAACGGAATATCGGCTTCTGGCCGCATCAGAAAAAGGTCTACATGCACATTGCGATTATGAAACATCATAAACGATGGAGGCGTAGGCAAGAAGTCGATCATATTGATAACTGCGGCTGTGATAACCGAAAAGTCAATTTGCGACTTGCAACTCGAAGTAAACAAACTGCTCATAAAGGACTTTTAACAAATAACACGTCGGGAGTAACTGGTGTCTATTGGAATAAGCGACGAGGCGCATGGAAGGCTGAAATTATGGTCAACGGAAAGAGTAAGTTTCTCGGCTACTATTCCAACAAGAAAGATGCTATTAAGAAGAGACAACAAGCAGAAATTAAATACTTTGGTGAGTTTCGCCACGACCCTACCAATATCTGTCCGCTCGGGCACACCGGCGAGTGTCCAGATTGCGCAGCCCGATTAAAGAAACTACAAACATGAAACTGCAACGATCACCTGAACGTGGCTTCTGTCTGCTGACTTCGTTTGCAATGGCTCTTGATGTTCCAGTCAAAGAGTTGCTTGAAGAGGTTGGCGACGATTGGCATACCCTTGCTTTCTCCGGTCTTCCAACGCCATACTGCTGGCGGGGCGTGCATATTCAAGAGATGATTCCGCTTGCGTTGAACCGTGGCTACGCCGTCACTCCCATTGAATTGATACCGCAAGTCTCTCCTCCAATGCCGCTTAGTCCGAAGACAGGAAAGCGGTATTTTGATGTGCCAGTTTACCGTGAGAAAACAGAAGAATCCAATTGTACATTCTTTGGTCAGATTGTGACAACCTGTTCTGGAGTTTTAACAGGTGTAATTGCGCCATCGCTCTCGCAACTAATTCAACGTGGACACGCTGTTGCTTTTGAAAGAGGCACGATTTTTGATCCCGACACGGAAGCGTATCTGTATTCAGCCGGGCAGTGTGAGGCTCGAAATTTCTATGCGAACTGCATCTGGCGATTTGACAAGATTGAGGTGAATACATGACTGTTGCTAAAGACATCGCCGAACGAAATGAAGTTCTCGCTAAAGAGCTTCTCGCTGGAAGTCAGACTGCACGTGACGAAATGATTGTAATCAATCGACCATTGGTTCTGGCCACAGTAAAACGTATCCTTCGCTCGCACCCGCATTGCCGCCAACCTAAAGCTGATTTGGTGGGCGTTGGGATCGTTGCACTTGTTGAAGCTGTTGATCGCTTGATTGCGAAGGGTGGTTTGAATAGCCCTGTGCGGAACTATCTTATCACGGCAATTCGGAGCAAAGTCAATAGCGAGCTTTCGGGACAAAGCGAGTATTACAGCCGCCATCAACATGTACCGGCGTATGACAGTCTCCCAGAGGCAGTTCTGTCTGCTGAAGACCCACAATTGTTACGGATGGAAAATGCGGAGGTGCTCTACAAGCGATGTAAGACAGAGCGGGCACGACGTATCCTTACTCTTTATCTGGAGGGGCATACTCCGTCCGAGATTGCTGAGGCAGTCGGTTTGTCAAAGAAGTCGATTTACCAGTTTCTTCGCCGATTTTGACAGATAAGCCAGAATTTGTGGCGGTGTCCGCCCGGTTTTGGCAATCTATAGGTGAATGAGGGAACCGCATGAACGACATCTGTCAAAGCAACTGTCAAGAGTACCGCGAAGTCGAGTTTATCCCCGCTGATTGGGTGGATAGGGCGGCTTGGTGGCCTGGCCTCCAGGTCTACAGCCGGCCAGTCAAAATCCCTGTGGATGTAGCTTGCCCGCAGCGGCGGCACTCGGACCGTGTTTACACTGACGTTACTCGGGTTGATGTCGTCGAGCGGCTCCTGAAAGCTGCCTTTTGTGAGCCCTTTGAGTCCGTTGACTTGGATAAACTGGAGGAACTGATACAATCCGTGGAACCCATACACGGGAATGCTGTAGCTCAGTCGGTAGAGCGCTAACACCGCTTAGTCGTTCCTAGCCTGAAACGGGCCGAAGACAGAGCGTTATCCACTGCTAATGGAGAGGTCACAGGTTCGAGTCCTGTCAGCATTCCTTCTGGGCCGAAGTTGGACGGTTATCAACATCAATTTCAACCATTGAAGCGTGAAACCACCGTTCAGCACAACTCGCCCGGATAATACACAACCGTTTCCGCTAACCCCGAGGGAGAGTCCCAATGGCCGAGAAGTTGAATCAAACCGAAGCGTTGCGTGTGATCCTCAGTCGTGGCAAGAAGCTGACGATGGACCAGTTGGTCGAGTTGGTCGGGAAGAAAACCGGCCGCACCGTCAAGGCCGCGAGCCTGAATGTGTGCCTCAGCCATCTCCGCGAAGAGGGCGTGAATGTCGTCACCTACCGTGGGAAGGCGACGCGCGACGGCGTGACCCGCTACGTCATTGAGTAGCCCGAACCAAGAGCGACTTGGGGCCGAAGACGATCGGTTATCAGGCATACGACAATCCGATCGTTATCAACTTGCCCCGCCCTACACGAGTGACTTGGGGCCGAAGTCAACCGGTTATCACCACCATTACCGATGAACCTCCGGTAGACAACAACTTGCCCCGCCCTGCACAGTCGGGTCGAAGACTGAGGGTTATCAGGTTTACGACAAGTCCTCAGTCACCAACTAATCTGACACCTTGCTGCACTGTTTCGCCGTGGCAACAGGCATCAGGGGGACGATGGCGATCCCCCTGGTGCCGCTTTGAAAGGGAGAGTCCTAATGCCAGCCAACTACGCCCGTCACGTCTCCTCCAAAACCACTCCGCAAACTCAACCGGTTCGCGGTAAGAGCCAAGTTCGCAATGAAGCTGGCGGCTATGTCTTTGCTGTCAGTTGTTGGACCCAACTCCATCGCTTTCTGATCCTTGGCCATGAGGGCGGTGGTTACTATGCCACCGAAAAGAAGCGAACATTGGAGACGGTTGATTGCATCGACAGGGCTTTAGCTGAAGATGCTCGCCGAACCGTTGACATCATCACCGAGGTCAGCACGGGCGGTCGCGCTCCAAAGAATGATCCTGCCATTTTTGCTCTCGCCTACGTTGCCGGCACCGCCGGGGATAGCTCGATTCGTAGCTACGCCCTGTCCAAGTTGCCAGATGTGTGCCGTATTGGTACGCATCTCTTCGATTTCTGCTCCGCCGTGAAGGAATTTCGCGGCTGGGGTCGCGGTCTCCGCGAAGCCGTTGCCAAGTGGTACACCGGCCGGACGCCCATGTCGCTGGCTATGCAGGTCACGAAGTACCAGCAGCGCAATGGCTGGAGTCACCGCGATGTTCTCCGCAAATCTCATCCGCAGGCTATTGGCCTCACCAACGAGGTGTTTCAGTACGTCACCCAGCGGGAGGATTGGTGGAACCATAAGGGCGTCGATCACGACGGCGACGTGACTCAATTCCTGATTGCCGTGGAAGAGGCAAGGACGGCCTCGGTTCCGCGTCTCATTCAACTAATCGCTGACCACGGTTTGGTTCGTGAGCACATTCCCACTGAGATGCTCAACGATGTGGACGTGTGGGACGCACTGTTGGAGAAGATGCCTCTCACGGCCATGATTCGGAATCTTGGCAAGATGACCAGTATTGGCGTCCTCAAACCGTTGTCCGGCCGCATCCGACATGTGGTGGCCGCTCTGACAGATGCCGAGGGCCTGAAGCGTCAGCGGGTACATCCGCTCAACATTCTGATCGCCCAGCGGCAGTATTCTCAAGGACGAGGTGACAGAGGCAGTTTGGCATGGAATCCGGTCCCGCAGATCACCGACGCCCTCGAAGAGGCGTTTTACCTCGGGTTTGATGCCGTCGAGCCGACCGGGAAGAACTTCTACCTCGGAGTTGATGTCTCTGGCTCCATGTCTTGGGCGAATTGTGCCGGCGCACCGATCACCTGCTGCGAAGCGGCGGCCGTCATGGCGATGGTGGCGGCTCGAACCGAGCCGAACACCTATGTAGCGGGCTTCTGTCATCACATGGTGGACTTGGGCATCACTGCCAGAGACACGCTGAAGTCAGCCGCAGACAAGGCCCAGAAGAACAACTTTGGCGGCACAGATTGCGCCGTCGCCATGCGTGATGCCCTCACCAGAGGGCTGGATGTGGACGTGTTCTGCATCTACACAGACGGTCAAACGTGGGCCGGGCCCCAGCACGTTTTTCAGGCCCTTCAACAATACCGTCAGAGGTCAGGTCGGCCGGCGAAGCTGGCGGCCTTTCAGCTTGAGGGGAACAGTTTCTCCATCGCCGATCCTTCGGACGCCGGCATGATGGATTTCAGCGGCTTTGATACGGCAGTCCCGCCGATCTTGGCCGACTTCGTACTTCAATAGGGAGATTCTCATGCTAAGTGAAACCCGATTAAGAGGGAAGAGCAACGCTGCCGCACTGAAGCCGGGTGACAAGTGGTCTCGGCATTCCTATGGCCAAGTTGTTCGCCGCGATTTCCAGAGCGTTGTCGTGAAAAACGAGAACGGTTTGGAGTGGTCAATTGACGCTGGCCTCTTTGAGAAAGAGTTCAACGTCGCCGATCAGTTTCAATTCGTGGAGAAGGTCAACCGGACCAAAATGGTCGAGAAGATCGTTGCGTCGGCCCGGCTCGTGATGACGGTCCACTTCAGGAAGAAGCCGGAACACAAGACTCTCGTTGACACTGTTACCAATCTGTTGGATGGCAACCTTCCTCACCCCAAGCCTCAGGCATTGTCCAGCTTGCTAAAGGGCGCAACTGCCGGCGAAGAGCGCACCATGATCGGCCGACACTATGGTACGACCGACGATTTTGGCCGCCTTCAATTCACGGCAATGGAAAAGGACGGCGGCCTCCGCCTGATTGACCCGCGCACCGTGGAGTGGGCGATCATTGACAACGTGAAGTACGAGTTGAAGTAACGACTTCAGCTTCGACATCAACTCCAAGAGGAGAACCAACATGCGGCGTCATTCTGTGGCTTTTGGCGGCTGTCTTCTAGGCGGCTGTGGATGGTGGGTGTTTTGTCTTGTCTTTTCACTCGCTGTCGCCGGCTTCTATTTTGACTACTCGCTTTACACCTATTTCGGGAAAGACATTCCGTGGTATGGCGACTGCGTTGCTGGTCTCTTCACCGCCCCGATCAATGTGCCGGCCACTGTGGTCGGTTTCGTTCTGCGGTGCTGTGGACTCGAACCCCCGATCTTTGATGTAGGATAACTCATGGCTCGACGAGAATTTCTTCAGCTTGCACACAAGTTCGATCCGAGCAAGCAGGACATAAGCGGCTGGTTTGTTTCCGAGAAACTCGACGGAACCCGCTGTCTTTGGGACGGCGGGCTTACGCGCGGATTGCCTACCGAACTTGTGCCGTGGGCAAGTGTCACCGATCCAAAAACCGGTAAGCGGAAGGCAAAGATCAAGCCGCGCGCAACAGGACTTTGGAGTCGCTACGGCAACCCCATCATGGCTCCGGATTGGTTTCTCAACCAGCTTCCTTGCTGTCCGCTTGACGGAGAGTTGTGGGCTGGTCGCGGCAAGTTTCAGCTTTGCCGGTCGATCTGTGCCGGCGACAATCCTGATGATCGGTTCGATCAGATTGTCTACGTTGTCTATTCATCGCCGCCGATTGCTCAACTGTTCGCTACAGGCGAGATCAAGAACACCAACATGGTTTGCCCCGTCGATTTCATTGCTGTTGAACATTGGATTCGCAATCGTCTTGACAACTTCGACGGCGACTACCGCTACCTTCCTCCTGGCTCGCTATTCCAGGATGAATTACAATTCTTGTCAACGAACCTGGAAAACAGTGAAGCGAGTATCTGCTATCTTCACCCTCAAACTCAAGTCGGA